TTTATTTTTTTATCTATATCATACATTGTTTTCCCAAGAGAAGTCAAAAGTGTAGCTAGTACTTCAAGCTCTTCAGTTTCGCTTAAAGAACGCTCATAATAACTGAGGTAATACTTAAAATTATTAGTATATGATAGTCCAGCACTTTTAACTATATCTTCTGTATACTTTCTTAGCTCATTAGCGTTCAGCGGGGTTTGACTTTTTAAGGCATCCAGTATTGCTTTGCCTAGTTCATCTAAGGCTTCGTTCAGTGTCTTAAGTCGATGTTTCTTTTTCTCAACGTTTATTGTATCGTCTTCAATTATTGATCCATAAATAGACTGGATTTCCTTACCTAACCCTTCTGCGATAGCATTATTAGGTACTTTTTCTAATTTGCCTAGATCAGTATTACTATTTTCTTCTTCCTTATTCTGTTCTATGTTCTGTTGTTCAGGAGTAAGAGTCTGTTGCTCCTGAGGGTTACCGAAAACTATTACAACGTTTTTTCCTAGGTTAATCACACGCTCGTTGCCCGTGAGGTACTGAGAATAGTCTCCTTCTGGTAAAAGCACAGCAGGAGAAGAGCCGTACGTGCCTATAACCGCTTCTGCAATAAGATCAACCGGTAACTTATCAAGGAATTTCTGTAACTCAGTACTCTCAACATTTTCGTTAAGTGTAAATTCTGGTGGCAGTTTTGTAACAGTGCCATAATTTTGTTGATATAGAGATAACAGGAAATCGGAAATTTCATTTACAACCCCCTCAGGGACGAGGAAAATATATGGGTACTCGAGATGGTGATTATAGCGATTAGTGTAAAATTTATATTCGATATGGAAATCTTTTCGGAGTGTAGGAATAGCGGATTCTAACGTCTGAATTAACGTTTTTATTTTTGACTCAGCTGATTTCAGATCATTGAAACGTGTATCAAAATCTTCTTTTGTGTATTCCAGCATGATCACATCAAACGCAAAATCTTGAACTGTAGCACCTTGTATTATATTAACATAGACAGTCTTCTTATACACCCTGAAATCATATGCTTTGATTACCCTGCTGAGATTACCCAAATCGAGATCTATAGTTTTCCCCCCATATTTCACATCTATGTATGCTGAGTCCTCGAGATTGTAAGCCTTAGGTGGAGTACTTAGTTCGAGTATGAATTGCATATATCCCGGCGACTTCACAAACCTAAATGTCGCCATAGGCTTATAATTGACTAATGTTAACGATCCGTATTCTTTAGCATGTGTCAAGCCTTCAGCTAAAATGAACTGTAAAAAAACGGTAGAAAGATATTCATCTAACGGATACAGATCAACTGAAGTCCCGTCACTGGTTGTAGTCTCTATTCTATGCGTAATATCTGTTTTTTTCATTTTTCACATCCCCCAAACTTTTGGTCAGTATATTTTTATGCTAACCCAGTATTTAGGTCTTAAAACAGCTGTTTGAGTTATTCTCTCTTTCGTCCAGGAGTACAAATTTCTTTTAGAACTGAAAAATCCTTGTTGCTCTAACGTGGAATATTTATATTCATCCTGATAAACTGTAACGCCTTCAACAATTGCGTTTTCTTCTCAGTTACGCATTCTCTATAGTACTTCGCCGTGCATCTTTTTTCAATAGTATTTTCATCTATGGCTAATTCGCTGACAAGTGTCTGATATAACGACGTTCCCTTAATACTGCTAATCATAGTAGCCGTCCTTATTTGTACGTCTTTCAATATGCTCAGAACAGTGAGTACATCAAACCCGTTGGGGTTAACGAATTTTGTCAGTACGCCTATGAGGTACGTACTTTCAGAGACAAGTGCTTCCTCGTTGACATAAAACAGATGTTTTTTCCTTGTGCTATTTAGTATTTTCGTTACCAACGGCTTAACATCGTCGCCAGACGCATTCATCACGATGAACATTATATCGCAACCGATTTTCAATATCTGCCTTAGTTCGTCCTCAGACGTCGCATTCTCATATTTTGTTAGAATTAATTCCCTCCATAGCTCTTCTATCTCATCGCTGTAATACGTAAGCATCACAGTGTTCAGCCTCTCTATAGCTAAAGTAGGATATACCATACTACTGTTCCCCATGCATACCTCTTTATACACGATGAATTGGAATTGCTCAGCAGAAGGGACTTCGTCTTTTTTAGTATATACCATTGCCGTCCACGACCTCACTCAACCGTAAACCAATCACAATTGCACGAAACATTGTTTATATCTTCAATTATAACACTATCACCTAAACATACCGCAATACGCTTATGACCAGTCCTTTTCACTTTCGCTATAATACAGTTATTATAGTTAAATGTAAGGTGCTGAAAACCACCTATATCGAATTCTAAAGCGTCGAATACGCCCACATCAGTTTTATACTGTATTTTATTGTACGAGGAAATGTAATATTCAGAAGTTGTTGTCGGGCTTACTAGTGCAAATTTCTTTAGGTCGACTTGTTTTTTTAGAAAAATTACATAGTTAGTACCTTGTATCATCACGTCTGTGATAAAGTAAATCCCAGGGTACGTGATCCTGTGCTGTAACCTGCTGGCTATCCCCATATCAATATAAACAGCATATTCATTCTCATTTTCGACTATTTTATATATTTTATTTTTGAATACATTATGTAGATAGTTGAATAATATCACATTTTTCCCAACGAGTGACTGTAAATATGAGAGAGACATTACGACCCCAACCCCAGACCGAGCGATATTTGTTTATTAATAGAAGCCACGTACTCCTTCCTCGCGACACTAGCGAAAATAAAGTAATTATTGAAGGTAATCCCAACGGCACCGAATGTATCAAATTCCTTTGAGAAGTTTGCAGGGTTATCGTCTTCAATTCTGTTTATGGTGAAATAATTCGTCGCACTGTTATTTCGTTCTAGGTTGAGCCAAATCCACCTTGGGAAAACGAAAAACTTCCTTTTAGTGTTCGCATTCATTTTTTGTACTTTTGCTCTTTCTATTGCATACGCTTGCGAAGAAATGTGAACTATGGCAAAATAGACTATCCTGTCACTCGGGTTTCCCTGGTTTACTTGTGTAGTCATCTTATAGTATAATTTTAAAAAATCAATGGGCAAATCCAACATCACAGAAATACCGTTGGTTTCCGAATACATTATAGCGACATGTACACCATTTTTCTCTATTATACTCGTTTTTTTATCGATTTTGACTATGGCTGGGGGCAAAAATAATAATGCGTCGTAATTCTTATAGACGCTTGGCAACGCTTTTTTCTTATTCACTAACATGGATAACATGGGTATTACCCCTAAGGTATGAAATAACCATCATCTTTACTACTGCCAAAAGAAAGGTGCAATACGTCAACCGCAAACGCGTAAATAAAGTATACTATAGACATCCCAAGGATTGCGAGACTGATGTATAGAAGTACAGTCCCATCGGTACTGTAAGGTGTAATTCTGTACGTCACATTGAACGGTGTAGTGTACACAGGGTTGTACGTGATGTAAGGAGAAAGATATAGGGAAATTAGAGTAAAGCCGACAGAAAACGTTAGAAACGGCAAAGCAAGTCGCAGATGGGTTAAGCTACTGTTTCTTAGCAGAAAGAGCTCAATTACGGTCATGATAATGAACCCCCCTGCGACGTCGATAAGAAAGACCTGGGTGTAGAAAAAGGGGGGCAATGCATTTATTAGGGTTGAATTTGTCGTCATACCTCCTCAACATCTCCGCACAGTTCCTTTTCTGTTACGATTTCTTCGATTGTGGTACCGTTCCTAATTCTTTCCGTTATTACCCTCATGGTATTAAGGAGGGATATAGCCGTGAATGGTGGTGTTTTTACTTCTTCGGTTACTCCGTCCTCCTCCTTAACTCTCCAATACCCCTTTAGCAGAAGATACATATATGACAACATTTCAGGAAAATCTTCTTCATAGTATTTACTTTCAATAGAAGAAATTGCCTCGAACGCCTTCAAAAGAACTTTACACTCTGGTTTCATATCTTTAACTTGCCACTCACACAGTTTAAAAATAAGCCAAAACGAATCGTTTCTTAAACATATGTTTGAGAACTAACTCGACTTTTTTTAAGAGTATCTCGTGAAGAATTTAACATGGTAAGCTCGAAAGTCGACATAGATAAATATTTCATAGTCCGCGTTCAAGGATTCATGCCCGCAACTACACCAACCATAGCTGTAACATACGTCACTTTCTACCTCAAACTCGAAGCCAACAAAGTCGCACACACAAACTTATTATGTATAGGCATAGGTGACGGGCATAGCACTCTTTATATTTCTGCTGTTATGGATAACGAATATATCAAGAAACATCGCGACATAATGGTAAATTCAAACCTTAACATTTTCAAATTCGGGATATATTTCGTTTTTGATGACGGGAAAAACAATAAGAAGATCTACCTATTTATTGAACCGTTTGACCCAGCGACTTTAGAAAAACTGCAGGAAGAAAAAAACGACCAGGAAGCGATAAACTACTTTAATACTAAATTTGGTGGGAACTGTAGCAAACTAGAATGGGAAAGAGACGAAAAGGGTCTCAAAACATTTTACTTCGTGTATAATGTCGAGGGGAAAGCTAAGGAGGTAGACTTCAAAGAAGAGAATGGAGAAATAACAATACTAGGTTT